CTACCTCTCCCGTAGGGTTCTCCATCTACTGTGTTAAATCTGAGGGGTAGCCATGGTGTAGCGTCGACTGGTGCTTTACTAAATGATTCATCTAGTACTTTACCATGTACTTCTTGATGCCATACGAATCTGTTATTCTCTCTAGTGACATGTGTATATACATCACACTCTTCAGCTTCATGTGGCTCTTCTTCTACAACATTATCTTCTTCATAATCTTGGGGTAGATACTTCTCTATTAACTTTTTATTGATGCGTTCTCTTGTGACTATTTCAATCACTTGACCGTTACCATCTCGTTCTATAACAAAGCGATTCAACGGATATAATTTCAAGTTATCTTT